TTACGCCCGAGCTCTTAAAAGCCTCCATATTCTGCATACAAGGCACCAGGAGGGCATCACAGGCGTTGATACGGCTAATCCAGGAAGGAGGAATCTTGGTCGTCTCAAAAGGCACGATAGCAATCTTCTTCTGGAAGTTAGATTCGAACCATGAACTCTTAGGCTGCTCATGGATGATGATGGCCTCATGGGGGTCGATATCACGTCGCGCTGCCTTGAGTACGGAGTTCTCCGTAACATTCATGAGCTTGCCTATCTGGGAGATGTCGTACTTGCGGGCAGAGTACTTGATGAGGTTCATGCTCACATTTCCCCATCCGGATACTTCATCAATCTCGCTCATGAAGACGAAACGACGCTGGTCCTTGAACAGGGCTGGGTCATACGTCTCCATCTTATTGTCTACAATCTGTGCGCCTACGCTTCGGACAAGTCGGTTCGCCTCTGAGAAACTTACTTCGATTTCTTTATTACAATCGTAGTAAACGCCGTCGAGGAAGATAAGGCTAGCCTTACCATTCTGTATCTTAATTTTCATGTAAAGGAGTAGTTGTCTTTCTTGGTGGGTATCCGGGAGAGTGGAAAGCTATCCCCCCGATACCCACGCCAACTACTGATTAGCGGTTAAGCAGGGTCAGAAACGTTGGTGAGTTCACCAAGCCAAGGCTCTGCCTTGACAGCGAGGACGAGGTACTCGTTAAGATAGAATCGAACTGTGTCCGCAATCTTAGCAAGCTCCGTTCGGCCAAGAGTAACTAGGTCTACAACCTGAGCACCCTGTTCGTCATGTCGGACGAAGTAGATGTTAGATACCAAGTTACCTGTTGCACCAGACGAGCCGGAAGCATCAATAGGATAAGGTAGAGCTGGGTTGCAGAAGAAGTCTCCAATCACAGGGATAGGTCCCAAAGGCGACTGGTATGAAACAACGTGGTCGCCGGCCGTAAGGAGGTTTTCACGTGAGTCAACTGAGATGACGTATCGAGCAGCAGGAGAGACAATCTGGTTGATAACTGTCTGGATACCGAATGAGCAATAAATTGCATCAAGCTTTGAACCACCCTGGAGACGAATCAACTTGATGATTTTGTCGAAGACAGGGATAGTTGTACCAGTAGCAGTAAGAGCAGCAGCAGAGTTGCTAACTACGTTCGTTACGAGCTGGAGGTCGAATCCGTTGTACGAAAGCGAGTTCACAGAGGTGTTACCCTTGAAGTGAGCCCATTCTTCCGCCTGGATGATTCGGCGAAGTGAAGCCTCAGCGACTTCAGCTTCGATGTCGATGTAGCTTCGACCGGAAGCAATCATCGGGCCAGTAATTACCGCAGTCGTACCGAGGTACTTGTAAGCAGCTGTCTGCTGTACATAGTTAGGGTCGGTCGCGTTAGGAAGATTTCCGTCAGCGTAGAACAACTGCACAAGTCCTGAAGGGCCATCAGCTGCATTGTCAAGACGTGTTCGCTGGTTCCAAAGATGGGCGAGACCTTCACCCTTCGTTCGAGATACTCGGTCTCGGAAAGGTGTCTGTCGGTCTGACAACACAACGATAGCTGACTCAAGGTCCTGGCGTGCCAAGAGCGAGTTAGGCGTAGGTCCAGCGAACGAAATGTTCACAGACTTGGCGAAACGAGCGAGGGCATTTTCTAGTCGGTTATTCATGTGTGTAAGTTATTTATAATTTTCTGCTAATCGTCTCCGTTTATCTCAATCGCGGAGAGCCTTTCGGCTCAACCGCCTAAGCACGGATAGATTCTCTACTGTCCTTCTTCCTGACCGAAAGCTGCGTAGCTAGACTTGTAAACGTCCTTGAACGACTTACCTTCGGTGCTCTTTGCGATAGACTGCTTGTCTGCTACAGCCGTTGCTGTAAGCGCGTATCGCTTGCCTGACTTGTCAACGACGTAAGGCGTACCGAACGAGACTGACTTCTTGATTCCCTCTACTTTGAGCATCTCTCGGATAGACTTCTGAATCATAGGGTCATTCTTGATGCCGTCGATAAGAGCCTGCTTGTAGCCTGGGATAGATGTGCCTGACTTCTCAAAGCGAGCGTCAATGTTCTCGAAAGCGACAGCGACCGTTGCTGCGAATCGGTCCATATCAGAGATACCTGCTGACTTCTTGACGGTCTCAGACTTCTTGACGCCGACAGACTTCTTACCAATGCGTGAGATTGCCTTGATGGCATCGTCCATGCTCTTGATTTCGTAGTCTTCTTCCTCGTCCTTCGTGTCTTCGTCCTTGCCTTCAGCCTTCTCCGTGTCCTTTTCTTCGTCGTCGGCTGACTTCGAAGCACCTTCTTCAGAGCCAGAATTGTCTTCCTTCTTCTTGTCTGGATTACTCTGGTCCATGGCATCGGTATCCGTTTCCTTTGAACCTTCAGCCTTGTTGGAGTCGCCGTTGCCTTCTGAATCTTCCTGGCCATCGCGAGCCTTCTTAGCCTCATCTTCATCCTTCTTTTCGTCCTCTGACTTCTCAGAGTACATATCAAGGTCGTCCTTGGTCTTGTCAGGATTAGAGGTGTCGTTGGCCTTTGAGTCCATAGCCTTGATGAGGTCAGCAAAGCCCTTAGTTACCAAAGAGGTGAACTTAGTGAATTCAGACTTAGACACGAAAGACTTCTCTGCCTTATCTTCATCCTTCTTGTCGTCCTCTGCGGACTTGTCCATGTCCTTCTTGTCGTCTTCCTTCATGTCCTCAGCTGCCTTTTCCTTAACCTCATCCTTCTTGTCTTTGTCTTCCATGCTTTTGTTATTATTTTCTTTATTATTAATATCATCGTCCACCTTCTTCCAATCTTTGT